GCAGGTACAGGAATAAACATAGTTCCTAACACTGGTACAGACTCAATAGAAATTAGTAGCACAGTGACCAGTGGTGCAACAGCATTTACAGGATTGACTGATGTATCTACTTCGGGCCTAAATGTTGGTCTCATATATGAGCCAGCTATTGCAATGTTGAGAGTTGATAATGTAGGTATAAGTGCTTATACTTTTAACAGTCATTATTCTGGTAGTAATCCTAACATTTATGCATTAGCAGGCACTACTATCGCATTTGATCTCAGTGAAATAAGTGGTCACCCTTTCCAAATACAGGATCCAACTAGCACTGCGTATAATACAGGACTTGTTCATGTTGCCCCAGATGGAACTGTGTCTACAGGATCTAATGCACAAGAGAAAACAAGCGGTGTGCTTTACTGGAGGATCCCAGAATCAATTAGCGGCACATACAGGTATCAGTGTACTAGTCATGGAGCAATGGTAGGCGGAATAGTAATTAAAAGATTAAGTGTTATTTAATATTTCGTTTAATTCTCTACGTACATCCGACATACGTTCTATATTAATTCTTAAATCTTTAGGTTTGATAATTCCGTTGAGGGAACTATCGTGTCCATTATCTATTTGAAACGCTTCAGCCTGTAACTCTTTTAGGAGTTTTTGGCACCTTTCTTTTTTAGTTGTATCTGTTAATACCTTCATAAGATTAGTGTAGTTTTTTATATCTTGTTTATATCTAACACTATCGGTCAATCTCATAATACTTCCTTTTTCAATACAATATATTCGTCACCTTCGTGATAACCATTATTACATTCAGCAATATTTCCTTTATCACTTATGCAACTTAATGAATAAGGTGTATTGGTTTTACAATGAAAAACAATTCCTGGTTGTAATTCTTGTTGATATGTTTTTCCATCAGTCGTGTCAATCCAACGGACCATAAAATTTCCATCGTTTACAAACCAACTTTTTTCTGTCTTTAAACTATATGCAAAATCAGTTTTTGCTTGGCGTTCAAAAACCAGTATTTTTCCACCATAATTTTCGTGTTTTGTCCATTCTAACACATATCCATAATCAGTTTTTATTACGTTGTTTTCCATTAGTCTATAAAATCTATCAGTTTAAATACAGTTTCTAATTTAGAAACATTTTGTTTACTACTTAACGTATTTCTCAAACCTAAATGCAAAGGTTTGGGCCAACATCCAAATGAACACCATGCATAACTGTTATGTTCTTTATTTAATGTAGGCATAAATTCTTTGTCAATTATGCAAAGATAAGTATGAAATGCAAATTTGTCGTCATTACTAATAAAAGTTTCTAACGGTATAGATTTAGTAATATCGACTTTGCCTATTTCTTCGGTAATTTCACGCCGTAGTCCTTCCCAAGGCGTTTCTTCTTCTTCGTTAGTGCCTCCCACAAGACCCCATAAATTTTTTTGTTTGCCTTGGGTTCTGTATAAAAATAAAAATCTTTTAGTGTCCCGTGCATATAACAATGCACCACTACATACTATCTTTTGCATATTATTAATTATCTTAGAAATTTAAACGCCAAGTGCCATGTGGATATTCTCCTTCAAATGCAAGAAGCCATTCAGAGCCTGTCCATTTGTATTGTACACCTGTATTAAGATTTGTAGTATAAATTGTTTTGTCTGCACTGGAACTAGAATCAAAAACTATACTCCATTTAGACCCATTCCATTCAACAATATCGTTTGCTCCTGCAACAAAATCAGTACCGTCAGCATTTTTCCATGCGTCAGCTCCGTCTTCATTAATAGGATCACCTATTGATTCAGCTATTAATAAAATTCGTGTCCCTATTTGTTTTAAATTAATAGGATTTGTTTTCAAAGGATCAATAATATAGTTAATTTTACTACTATCACCTGTTGGTCCTGTAATCACAGTGTCAGTAGGTAAAGTATCTGAGTCCCAATTTACCGTCATTGTATAATCATCTAGTGTTGTAAGAGCGAGATAGCCTACTATTTCGTTATCTAAATCAGCTCTTCTAAGTCTTACTTCTGTTATACCAGATTGAAATATACCATCACCACCGTGAGCTTGTAAATATTCAGGCCAAGATCTTTTTCCTGCCACACCATTATCTATCAATTTTATTGTGTTTCCTATTACAAATAAGTCATAGTTATGATAGGTTGTGCTATTGAATATTTGTGTTCCGCTTTTTGTTGATGTCATTGTGTCAAATTCTGTAGTTACATTACCGTCTTTATCTATACTAACTTTTGCTTTTCCTGTTGCTTCTGGTTTACTTGTATCTGCAAAGGCAAGTAATTGTGGGTTAGAAAGTTCAAGGTTAATTGTTCCTTGACTTTCATCAAAAATACTTGTTACAATATTTGTAACAACTCCTAATCTCTTTACCTTAGTAGGAGGAGATATATAAATTGGTGTTGAAAATCCTAATGTTGCGACATCTATTTCTGTTTCAGTACCCATAGGTATAGTTCTACTACTGAATTGTGTGCTAGTCAAATTTACTACACTTAAACTAGTCCAATCAACATAATTATCAGTAGTTTGTATTTCTAAACTTGGATTAAACAACATTAAGATTTGTTCTAAAATTTGTAATTTTTGATCTGTATTGGTGCTCCAAACGTCTACATTTACATTTAGAATATAAGGTGTAGGCATTAATCTTTCAACAGTATAATTTTTACCTTGTGTGTTTAGATATTCTTTGCCCTCTTCATCATAAGCTCTTTCTCTGATGTTAAGTTTATTGACATAGCTACTATCTGCTAATCTAGTTTGATCTAATTCTAAACCAGTAATATATACAGCCATACGTGGCGCACTAGGCAATTTATTTTCTGAATTGTCATTAATAATAGATGCAACTTGTCTTGTCATATCTCCATATAATACAGGAATACGTACAAGTTCACCTTGACTATCTTTGTATGAAAAGTTACTTAATAGTCTTACTATCTGGGTAAGATATCTTCTAATTTGTCCATCATAAAAATGTTGCATTAATTATCTGCCTTAGGTTTAAGTGCTTTGCTAAGACTTTGTCGTTCTTGCACGGTTTCACCACCAATTCTATCAGTTTTGATATTATTTACAAAACTAGCCTTTTGTGTAGCTTTATCATCAGTTTGTGTAAGATCCATTCTTACTGAATCTTCAATTTTAATCCACCGTCTTCCGTCATATCTAAACAATCTATTTGGTAACATGTCAGTCCTTAAAAAATAATCCCCTTCTACTTGGCCTGTTGGAAAACTTATACCATGTCCAAACGCTTCTCCATTTGGTGCAATACCGTCTCCTAAAATATAACCATTATATCCTTCTCTTTTAGGAGTTTGCATCACACGATCTGCTAATTCATTTGCAGTGCTGGCATCTAAATCGTTAGAATCTGTAGTTACTATGTCTACTTTTCCTGTTTCATCAACTTCTAAAGTAAAAAGGTTTGTGGTATCATAACCAGATTTTTTTGCATCCGACTCTGCTTGTTTTACTACAGCATCATTTATTTCAATTTGCTTGTTATAATTAGATAATAAATCTCGTAAAGTGTCCCCTCCAGGAACTTCTTCGTTAACTGGTTTATCTAATATATCTTTGTACTCTTGGCTATCCATTATTTGCTTCAGTTTAATTCTATATAAATGCGGATACCAAGTTGGACTATATCCTTCAGAAGCTCTTGTTACTTCTTCAACAACGTAGAATCGTTTCATAGCTGCTTCAAAATCTCCTAAAGCGTACTCGTCTCTTAGATGAGGTATTTCAAAAACATCTCCTGAAATAATTTTTCTGCCTAATGTTTTAACACTGTGATTAATATGCATAGTCATAAACAATGTGTCATTGCTAAGAAACAATCCAAACTGAGATAAATTAAAATCAATATCTTGTACATTATATACACCTCGTAATGTGTATACATCTTTTTCATATTTTCTATCTCTATTTTCTAAAAATAGTAAATCTTGTATGTTTGTTTCTGCTATAACATCATATTTCGGCACGTCAGCTGTGGCGTTAGATGTATCGATAGATTTTGGACCAAGATATTTGTGAACATTTACGTCAGTACCACCAACAGTAAACATTTCATAGATTCTATTGTCTATGAATTCGTAATCTTTGCCCTTTTCCGGTTTGTATAATGATAGTCTTGGCATATACATATTTATCGAACGATAAATACTATTGGAGAAATAACTTATGGCAGGAATAGCAACAAAGAAGCAAGAAGTATACGATTATGTATATAACATGTTAGGCGGAGGCATGGTTGATGTTGAATTAGATCCAACACACTATGAAACTGCATTAACCAAAGCGTTGACAAGATTTAGACAAAGAAGTGATAATTCTGTAGAAGAATCTTACATGTTTATGCCTACGGTTATTGATGCAAATGAATATACTCT